CCAGTAGCGATGAACCGGTGACTGCAAAAGCGCCGAATGATCCGTGTCCTGCTGGGTATCAGCTTGTTAATGGTGTGTGTCAGCCTGTAGATGATTTGACTCAACCGCCTGATCCTCCAGGCTCTGATTTCCAGATCAATCCGACCACGGGACTGCCTACGGTGTTCCAACCGACGACGGTGGCGACACCCGTTGGTCCGATCAATCCGTTTGTGCTTCAACCGTCACCGCCGGTTGGGATCAATCCACCGGCACAAGGCATTCAGGCACTGTCTCCAACGGGGGCGGCACTTGGCAGGCAGGTTTGATACAGTACCTGAAGAGGTTCTCAAGGAGATATATGCCCTTCAGAATCAACAAGTACGGCTTTCGATCCGCGAAAAGGCGCGTGATCAGTTCATGCCGTTTGTTCATCATGTCTATGACGGCTTCATTGAGGGCCGTCATCACCGAATTATCGCGGAAAAACTGGAGAAAGTAGCGCGTGGTGAGCTAAAAAGGCTCATTGTGAACATGCCCCCGCGTCATTCTAAGTCAGAATTTGCTTCATATTTGATGCCAGCGTGGTTTTTGGGGCGAAATCCGAAGCTAAAGATCATTCAGGCTACTCATAACACCGAATTGGCGGTCAGATTCGGCAGAAAAGTGCGTGATTTGATCGACACACCCGATTTTCACACCATTTTTCCCGATACGGGCCTAAAAGCGGACGATAAAGCCGCCGGAAGGTGGGGAACTTCGGCTGGAGGCGAGTATTTTGCCGCCGGAGTGGGCGCAGCGATGACCGGACGCGGTGCAGACTTGTTAATTATTGACGATCCGCACTCTGAACAAGACGCATTGTCCAGTACGGCCTTCGATCACGCCTTTGAGTGGTATACATCCGGTCCAAGACAGCGTTTGCAGCCTGGTGGGGCGATAATTATCGTCATGACGCGCTGGGGCATGAAGGATTTGACCGGCCAAGTCATAAAAATGCAGGGTTCTGATCAAATGGCGGACGAATGGGAGGTTGTGGAGTTCCCGGCCATACTTCCGTCCGACAAACCGCTCTGGCCGGAGTTTTGGAACAAGGATGACCTTGTTAAGGTCAAGGCATCACTGCCTTTAGCCAAGTGGAACGCGCAGTGGCAGCAAAACCCGACTGCCGAAGAGGGCGCCATCGTCAAGAAGGAGTGGTGGCAGATGTGGGAGAAGGAGAACATCCCACCTGTAAAGTACATCATTCAGGCGTATGACACGGCGTTCAGCAAGAAGGAGAGTGCCGACTACTCTGCCATAACAACGTGGGGAATCTTTACCAATGAAGATACCGGTGCCGATAATATCCTTCTTATGGATGCTCGTCGTGGTCGTTGGAACTTCCCTGAACTTAAAGAGGTGGCAGGAGAAGAGTATGAGTATTGGGAACCTGATATGGTCATTATTGAGGCGAAGGCGTCGGGCCAGCCATTGACGGACGAGCTACGCGCCGCTGGCATTCCGGTCATGAACTATACACCAAGCAAGGGTCGTGATAAGATCACCCGTATGCACACGGTAGCACCGCTGTTTGAGGCGGGGATGGTGTGGGCGCCGGAACAAAAGTTCTCGGAGGAAGTTATTGAGGAGTGTCTTGCGTTCCCACACGGGGAGCATGACGACTTTGTCGATAGCATGACGATGGCTTTGATTCGTTTCCGGCAGGGTGGGTTCATCGAGCTTGAGGGTGAGAACGATAACTCTGATTGGTATCCAAAGAAACGGGAGTATTACTAATGGGCGCAGGCAAAGCTATAAGAGAAAACATGGATGCTCTACGTTACAAACGCTCAGAGCAAGGCAAAGCAGAAAAGAAAGCTCGTAAAGAACACAACGAGAAGTTTGGACCCACGGATAAAAAAACAAAACGTGCTCTTAAAAAGGCCGCTAAAAAATCTGACGCTGCAAAAGGTGCGACTATGCGTGAAAGAGGTGCATACGAGTATAGAGAGGAGTTCCGCAACGGCGGTCAAGTTTCTCTGGGTAACTTCAAAGGTAGCTTTTAGTGACAAAGAAGTATCACGGTTCCAAGTTTCTGACGCCGAAGGCGAAGTCTAATCGCAAGCGGCAGCTTGAGCGTTCTGGATACGACGACGATACGGTTGCCGATATCATTGATTTTGAGTTTGATTTAGGACTTGGTCGCTATCCTGGGACACCGTTACCGGGCAAGAGTTACGCCGAGGGTGGCAAGGTTGAGTCACTCAATGAGGCAATAGACCGAGTTAAGAAGGAACAAGGCTTCCGAAATGGTGGCAGGGTTTTGACAAGTAATTTTAAGGGGCATTTCTAATGGCGTTACCTCCGAGACCCATGGGCAGTTTGACCGACTCTGGCATCGAGGCGCCGGAAGGCATTGAAGTAGATGTACCTCAGGTAGAAGATTTTGCCGGTGGTGCCGAGATTCTACAAGATGTTGACGGTGGTGCTATCGTTCAGGCGCTCATGGGTGGGGTGGAGGAAGGCATTGAAGTAGAGGCGGCGGTGTATGATCACAACGCCAACCTCGCTGAAATCTTGGATGAGTCTACGCTGGGAGAGATATCCAGTGAACTTCGTGAGATGTATGAAGAGGATATGGACTCAAGGCAAGATTGGGAGCAATCTTACACCAAGGGTCTTGATCTTCTGGGCATCAAGTATGAGGAACGCACTCAGCCGTTTGATGGCGCTACTGGTGTAACGCATCCGCTGATTGCCGAGTCCGTAACGCAGTTTCAAGCACAAGCGTACAAAGAACTTCTGCCTGCCGGTGGTCCGGTCAAGACGCAAGTCTTGGGTTCCAAGACCATGGAGAAGGAGGCACAGGCTAGTCGCGTCAAGAACTTCATGAACTATCAGGTCACTGAGGTCATGGAGGAGTTTGATCCTGACACGGATCAGATGCTGTTCTATCTGCCGCTATCTGGATCCACGTTCAAAAAGGTATACTTTGACCCCACCAAAAACCGTGCGGTATCGGCGTTTGTGCCGTCAGAGGATCTGGTGGTGCCATACTCGGCCACCGATCTGAACACAGCTCCACGAGTGACGCATGTTTTGCGGATGGACGCCAATCAGGTCCGCAAGATGCAAGTCGCTGGTATCTATCGCGATGTAGAGGTGTCTACAAGTGATGAGAGTGACGATCCGGTTCGTGAAAAGGTGAATCAGATTGAGGGCGTCAGTAAAGGATATACAGACGATGTGCATACCATTTTGGAGATGCACGTTGAGATGGACCTTGAAGGCTTTGAAGACATGGGTCCGTCAGGAGAGCCAACGGGGATCAAGCTACCGTACATCGTAACGCTTGATCATGGATCTGGGGAGATCTTGTCCGTAACGCGCAACTACGATCAGCAAGATCCGTTGAAGCGCAAGCGGCAGTATTTTGTGCACTACAAGTTCTTGCCCGGTCTGGGTTTCTATGGCTTCGGCCTGATTCATATGATCGGCGGCCTTGGCCGTGCAGCTACGAGCATACTTCGTCAGTTGATCGACTCTGGTACGCTGGCGAACTTGCCATCTGGTTTCAAGGCACGAGGCATACGCATCCGTAACGATGATGAGCCTTTGTCGCCGGGTGAGTTCAGGGACATTGATGCACCTGGTGGTGACATCCGTAACTCGATCATCCCGCTTCCGTTCAAAGAGCCGTCCGGCACGCTAGCGCAGTTATTGGCATCTTTGATTGAAGGTGGGCGCCGCTTTGTATCTATCGCTGATCAACAACTCAGCGATGGTGCAACGAGCGGTGACATGCCTGTGGGCACAACTGTGGCGTTGCTTGAGCGTGGTATGAAGGTCATGTCGGCCATCCACAAACGCTTGCACTACGCGCAGAAAACAGAGTTCCGGCTCCTCGCTAGAATCTTCGCGGAAAATCTCCCTTCAAGTTATCCGTATGAGGTAGCCGGAGCACCCTCAGAGATAAAGTCACAGGACTTTGATGGGCGCGTAGATGTCATCCCAGTGTCGGACCCGAACATCTTTTCGATGGCACAGCGCGTCACACTGGCGCAAACACAGCTACAGTTGGCGCAGTCCAATCCGCAGATTCACAATTTGCATGAGGCATACAAGCGTATGTATCAGGCTCTTGAGGTGCAGAACATTGATGAGATTCTGCCTGCCAAGAAAGAGCCGCAACCCACGAGTCCCAGCATTGAGAATGCAAAGGGGATGCAGGGCGAACTACTAACGGCGTTCCAGCAACAGGACCATGATGCACACATCATGACTCATATTGCGTTCATGAAACTGCCGTTGGTCTCCACTTCTCCTAATATTTATGCTATATTCATGGGGCATCTTCAGGATCATATATCCATGAAGGCACGTTTGACTGTGATGGCTCAAGTCCAAGAACAGCAAGCGCAGGCGCAGCAAATGGCATTGGCCGCTCAAATGGGTGCAGTAGACCCGATGATGGCGCAACAACAAATGCAAGCAGCATCTGCGATGACTGAAGAGATGGTTGAAGCCGAAGTCGCAAGACTAGAAGCACAGTTTACTCAGGAAATCATTCAGATGCTTGCACCGGCAGAAGGTGGAGAAGATCCGCTTGTTGCAATCCGGCAGCAAGAACTTGCTATCAAGGCAGCTGAGTCTCAGCGCAGAGCGCAACAAGACGCGGCAGAACTTGATTTGGAACGCCAGAAGCTCCAGCAGAGAGCCACTACTGACGCAGCGCGAATCGAACTCCAAGAGGAGATCGCGGAAGACAGGGCAGATGTGAATAGGGAACGCATCCAGACCCAGCGTGAGTTGGCGATGCGTAGAGGGTAATTGGATCCAGTAAGTGCTATGGCTACCGCTACGGCGGCATTTGGAGCCATCAAAAAAGGATTTGCGATAGGACGGGACATCGAGTCGATGGTATCCGACCTTTCGCGTTGGATGGGTGCGTTATCCGACCTAGACCAAGCCGAAAAAGAAGCCAAGAATCCTCCCATATTTAAGAAGCTGTTCGCAGGTAAGACTGTCGAACAAGAAGCTATGGAAGCCTTTGCGGCGAAACGAAAGGCTGCAGCACAGCGTGACGAGCTTAAACAGTGGATCGGCCTGACACTAGGCAAGTCTGCTTGGGATGATTTGGTTCGCATGGAAGGCCAAATTCGTAAAAGGCGCCAAGACGCGATCTATGCACAGCGTGAAAAGCGTCAAAAGTTTATAGAGATCATGGCATGGATTATCATGATCAGCGTTGGCATTGCCGTGTTGACTGCATTTGTCTTACTTCTCAAAGCTCACACAGCACAAGCGGCAGAACAAATGACAGTCTGCCGTAAGGTCAAGTGTGAGAAACTTGAAGACAAACAGATGGTCTGTGTTTTCAAAGGTCAGAATAACACGATTGAATCTATGTTTTTTTCTTATGGAGAGTTCATTCCTAATGAATATCAATGCAAGTACGATCCCAACGCTCGTAGAGACCGGACAATACAAGAAACTCTCAAGGAGATACGGGAGAGTCAGAAGTGAGCAAGAAGTTTCAAGAAGACACTGAATATGCCAAGTATGATCTAGACGGTGACGGTGAAATAACTGACGAAGAACTCGAACACGCTAAAGAGATACGAGAAACAGAACGTGACCTGCGTAAGAGTTTGGCACAGCTTCGTATGGCTAGGTACACACTGATAGGCATGGGAGTGTTCACCGCTGCTATGTTCACACCGTGGGTTTCAGTTGAACGAATTGAAGCGTTAAGTGAAATAAGTAATTTGTTTTATATTAGTGGTGCCGGTATCGTCGGCGCATATATGGGCACTACCGCTTGGATGAGCCGGAAATGATCGACGCCTTCTTGCTCTTGGTCTACTTGGGCACGGGTGATTTACGCAAGCTGGAGAGTGGCAATATGTATTTCTATTCGATCACAGAGTGCAATCATTTTGCAAAACAAGTGTCCAAAAGGTACGGCAACTACGGGTATGCAGATTACATGGACCCCAAAGATCGAGTCACGGCATACTGTGTTCCTAGACAAGTGAATCCAGATCAAGTAAAGGTGTATTGATGTTACAAGCACTTATCGGACCTGTCTCTGGCCTTATTGGGTCATGGATGGACTCAAAAACAGAAGAGCAACGCGGCAAGTCAGCAGTCGCCAAGGCAAAGGCTGAAGCCGAAGCCAAGGTGATGGTATCTGCCGCAACGTCAACGGCTGATTGGGAAAAGCTGATGGCGAAGGGCAGTCAGTCGTCTTGGAAGGACGAGTGGCTAACGATTTTGTTCTCAATTCCGCTGATACTAGCTTTTGCTGGGGAGTGGGGCAGAACCATTGTTGCAGAGGGTTTTGCAGCTTTGGAGGTGATGCCGGACTGGTATCAATACACACTGGGTGTCATTGTAGCGGCCAGCTTTGGCGTTAGATCAGCAACGAAGTTCTTTGGAAAGAAGTAGGAGGGCGCCATGCCACTGACAGAAAAGCAGATGAAGATTGCCCGTGTGGCAGAGCCTCGTGACAAGATCACCGGAGAAGATTTCAAAGAGTTGCGTAAGGCGTCCGGCGGCATAGTTAAGTTCAATGAGGGCGGCGAAGTTACATCTACAGAGCCGAGAATCATTGAGTTGGAAGAAATAGCAGAGTTTGGCAGTGAGGACGCAGCAGAGATTGCAAAATCTGATCTGTTCAAAGAGCGGGGCACGAAACGGTTGGACAAGTCTGTTCGGGTGTTTAGTGAGGGCGGTAGAACCAGTTCGGATCAAGATCAGGATCAAGCGGACAAAAAAAGAGCCGAAAATAAAAAACTTAGAGGTTTGGGTGAAGGGTCTAAAGACCTATCAAATCAAGAACCAGCTAAAAAACTGTTTAGTAAAGGAATGAGTGTAGATGCCTCTGGTATGGCTCGTGGATGCGGCGCCGTAGTTCGTGGCAAAAAGTTTAGCGGCACATTTTAATTGTACGATGGATGTTGCAGACTTCGCAAAATATGTTTATAGGTTGTTGGAACAGCGAGAGGAGCAAATCGCTGACATTCTGACATCTGGTGGTGTTCAAAACTTTGATCAGTACCAGCGGTTGGTGGGAGAAGTACAGGGACTTGTCTACGCCAAGGAAGAAATCAAAACCCTGCTGGAGAGAAACGTAGACGATGGCGAAGACATTATACGTTCCTGATCACATGGCTAAATCGAAGGAACCGGTATCCTCCGAGAGTGCCTATGTCGAATCAGACAAAAGGGTATTAGACCCAAACCTTCTTGATAAATCATTGAAAGAACGCTTGCCACAACCCACTGGCTGGCGGCTTCTTGTTATGCCGTATCAAGGCAAAGGCAAGACAGAGGGCGGCATTCTAATACCTGACCAGGCACGAGAGCGTGAGGCACTGGCTACCGTAGTAGCCTATGTTCTCAAGTTAGGTCCACTCGCTTATCAAGACCCCAATAAATTTGGTGATAATCCAGACCCTTGGTGCGAAGAGGGTCAGTGGGTTTGCATTGGTCGCTATGCTGGATCCAGATTCAAGATCGACGGAGGCGAAGTTCGCATCATCAACGATGACGAAGTGATTGCCACCATACTTGAACCAGACGATGTGAAGCATGTCTAAGGAGGCGATTGTGGCGGAACCCGAAGTGCAAGTTGTTGAAGAAGAGATTGAGGTCACTGTTGAGGCGGAACAAGGCGACACTCCCGTTCAGGAGTCTTTAGACTTAAAAGATTCAGAACAGCCGGAGGTTTCCGTAGAGGAAACATCTGACGCTGACGAACTAGATAGTTACAGCAAGGGTGTACAGAAGCGCATCAAGAAGCTAACCGAGAAGTATCGTTATGCCGAGCGCGACAAGGAAGAAGCTGCTCGGCTTGCTGATGTTCTGAAAAAAGAGAATGAACAGCTCAAGACGAAGCTCAGTAATCTTGATCAAGGTTATCTTAGTGAGTACGGCACTAGGATTGACTCACAGCTTACGACAGCTAAACAGGCATATAAGGAAGCGCATGATCGAGGTGACGTTGACGCGATGTTTGACGCGCAACAAGCACTCTCCAAGATTTCCATCGAACAGGAGCGTTTCCGTCTCGCTAAACAGCGACAGGAACAGGAAGTTCCTGCACAGGCGCCTGTTCAGGCACAAGCAGAGACCGCATCGCCAGCTACAAAGCCAGACCCCAAAGCCGAGAAGTGGGCTGAAAAGAACGAGTGGTTTGGCGAAGATGAGATTATGACACAAGCCGCATTTGTAATTCACAACAATCTTGTGAACGACGAGGGGTTTGACCCTACCGGCGAAGAATACTATGATGAATTGGACTCTCGTCTAAAGTCTCGTTTTCCAAACGAGCTTGGGAGTTCTCAAAACGGGGGAAGTACAAGGGTCGCCTCGGCTTCTACTTCCGCATCTCGCAGCAATAGACAGGGGCGCAGAACTGTTAAGTTGTCACCGTCACAGGTGGCTATGGCTAAAAAACTTGGTGTTCCTCTTGAGGAATATGCCAAGTATGTGAAGGACTAAGCTATGAGTGACGTAAGACAACCACGGTCTACACAAACACGCGAGAAAACAACGCGCAGAAAGCCTTGGGCACCACCCAACCGTTTAGAGGCACCTGACGCACCTGATGGTTACAGGCATCGTTGGATTAGAACAGAACTTAGAGGCGAAGACGATAAGATGAACGTCCACGCGAAACTTCGTGAGGGATGGGAACCAGTCAGAGCCGATGAGTATTCTGGACAGGACTATGCTGTGATCACTGATGGTGATCATGCGGGTATCATCGGAAACGGTGGGTTGATGCTATCAAGAATCCCTGAAGAGACAGCGCAGGAAAGAACCGAATATTACCGTGATCGGACACGCGAACAAATGACTGCTGTGGATCAGGACTTAATGAAGGAGCAACATCCTTCGATGCCTATCACTAATGAGAGGCAAAGTCGTGTAAGTTTTGGAGGTCGCAAAGGCGACTCCAAGTAACCATAGTATGAGAAGGAGTATATTCTCATGGCGAACATCAATGGAGCCTTCGGCTTAAAGCCGTATGGGATGCTGGGGTCAGCACCCAACTCTGTTGGTACGACTGAATATCGCATCGCGTCTGATAACTCCAACAGTCTGTTCCAAGGGCAACCGGTTATTCCGATTGCCGCTGGTGTGATTGACGATCTGCAAGCTGCCGCTGGTGGCTCAGTGTCAATTGTTGGTGTGTTCAACGGATGTGAATATGTCAGTTCTACCACCGGAGAAAAAGTTTTCTCAAACTTCTGGCCTGGTTCTGGCGCGGATTCTAACTTCCCCGTCAAAGCCTTTTTGTATGACGATCCTTCAATGCTGTTTACAATTGCAACGTCTAATGTGCAGTCCGGCAACGATACCGAAGCCGAACTTCGCACGGCAGTGTTTGCTAACATTCAGCTTGCGAATGGTAACAGCGGTTCTACCGTCACAGGTAAATCCTCTGCTACTGCGGATCTGAATACCGTCGCTACCACCAACTCACATGCTCTGCGTATCATGGGGATTCTTGATGATCCTGAGAACGCGGACTTTTCGGCTGCTGGTATCCCACTAATCGTTCGTATAAACAACCACTTCAATGCTCCTACGGGTAGCATTGCACAGGGCACTGTTTCTACGACGGGCGTATAAGGAGGCTCAGTTATGGCTATTTCTCGCGCACAACTGGCGAAAGAGCTGGAGCCTGGCCTAAATGCTCTATTTGGAATGGAGTATGACAGGTACGAAAACCAGCACGCCGAAATCTTCACCACCGAGTCCTCAGATCGAGCATTTGAGGAAGAGGTTATGCTTTCCGGGTTTGGCGCCGCTCCTACTAAAGAGGAAGGTTCCGCCATCAGTTTTGATGATGCCAACGAAGCATTCACCGCTCGGTACAACCACGAAACCATTGCTCTGGCATTTTCGATCACAGAAGAAGCCGTAGAAGACAATCTCTATGATCGTCTGTCTTCGCGTTACACTCGTGCTCTTGCCCGTTCAATGGCTCACACCAAGCAGGTCAAGGCTGCCTCAATCCTTAACAATGGCTTCACCGCTGGCGCATTTGCCGGTGGCGACGGCAAGGCGTTGATGGCAACCGATCACCCGCTTACTAACGGTGGCACGTTTGCAAACGAGCCTAGCACTGCCGCTGATCTTAATGAGACCTCTCTTGAGGACGCTCTGATCAGTATCGCTGGCTTTGTTGATGAGCGTGGTCTAAAGGTTGCTCTTCGTGGAATGAAGCTCGTGGTGCCGCGTCAGCTACAGTTTGTAGCCGAGCGTCTCATGGTTTCAAACCTCCGCGTTGGCACCGCAGACAATGATGTAAACGCCATCCGCTCGATGGGTATGTTGCCTGACGGGTACACCGTCAACGACTTCCTGACGGACACGGATGCGTTCTTCATCATGACCGATGCTCCTCGTGGATTCCTTCACTTTGAGCGTGTGCCTCTGTCTACACAGATGGAAGCAGACTTCGACACTGGTAACATGCGCTTCAAGGCTCGTGAGAGGTACAGCTTTGGCTTCTCCGATCCACGTTGCGTATTTGGTTCACCAGGCGCATAACCCTAGTCCTCCAAGCTGGGTTGAAGGGCGGCTTTTCAGCCGCCCTTTTTTCTGTTAGCTTGATTATACCTTACGACATGTAGTTCCTCCCTAAACTCGGAGTCGCGCAATTTGCGACTCCATCTTTTTTCGTGTATGCTTGTGACATCCCTGACAGATCCAAGGTGGATCTGACACTAGCCACGACAGGAGATCTACATGGCTACCACTACCTTTTCAGGTCCAGTCCGTTCCAAAAGCGGATTCAAAGTAATTAATGAAAGCACCACCACAGGCGCGATCACCGAAACTGGTTTTTCTGTGAACGCCACTGGTCAGCTTATCTCTATGGGAACTCGCAAAATTCAATCTTTTGCTGGTTCTTTGGCGGCTACTGACGCAGCGTCAACCGCCTATGCAGACGGTGATTGTCTTGTTGAGTTGGGCACTTTGAATGTTGATGCGCCGGATGATCTGGTTACCCCCAGCAAAATCTTCATCCATCGAGCGTTGATTGGTATCACAACCGCTGCCGGTCAAACTCTAGCAGGCAACCTTGCTCTTAGTGCCACAAGCGGTACAGCTACTAACGCGGCTGTAAGCGGCACAGAGATTGTTGGCGCCGGTGTGACATCTTTCAACGAACAGCTAAGTGCTACGCAGTCAATCACTGAGATTGATATCAATTTCAATAATACTGCTGGCAACTATCACATCTTCGTTCCGAATGTGACCGCCGCTGTTGCAAATGTTCACTTGTACGCGCGCGCTACCACAACTGTTAACGCTGATATCACCGCCGGACGGTTTACCGTTGAACTAGAATACTCCGTCTACTAGGAGGATGTCATGGCTGGTGCTATTGTTGCAAAAACAGCGACTTCAACGGGCACGCTTTTAGGTGGGCGAACCCGATTGAAGTCGTTTGTTGTGCGAACCGCAAGTAGTGGTTCTCCCGCCGCTGTTTTTAGAAACGGAAGCGGATCCGGTACAACTTTGTTGTCTATGACGTTTTTGACGGACGACGATACTCAAGTGACCATTCCAGAGCATGGAATGATCTTTGAAGATGGATGTCATGTTACGTTGACAAACATATCATCCATCACAGCCTTTTTTGGCTGATCGTCATGGCTAGGAAACGAGATAAACAGCCGCCTCGGAGTAAGAAATACTATCGCTCGACTAAGTCTGGCGCTGGTATGACCAAGGCGGGTGTTGCTCGTTATCGTAGAGAGAACCCCGGCAGTAAACTCAAGACAGCGGTAACTGGTAAAGTTAAGAAGGGTAGCGCAGCCGCAAAGAGACGTAAGTCTTTTTGCGCTCGTTCTGCTGGGCAAATGAAAAAGTTTCCCAAAGCAGCTAAAAACCCTAATAGCCGTCTCAGGCAGGCTCGTAGAAGATGGAAGTGTTAATGACTCCAGAAGAAGTGTTAAGGCAATTAGAGAAGCACGAGGAGTCGTGTGACAAGCGGTATGCCGAGATTCAACGTCAGTTGGATAAACTTGACATGCGTCTGTGGGGCATTGCGGCCTTGATAGTAGCTACAGCTTTGGCGAATAGGTTTTTGTAGTGGCGATCAGCAGATCACAGATGAGTAAACAGATTAGTAAGCCAGGAGGGAAAAAAATGCCCAAAGACGCTTGTTATAGAAAAGTGAAAGCACGTTACAAGGTTTTTCCAAGTGCGTATGCTTCGGGTGCCATTGCAAAATGTCGAAAAGTAGGAGCGGCAAATTATGGAACTGGAGGAAAGAGTAAAAAGTCTAAAAAGAAGACTCGCCGTTCTCAACGCAAAGGTAAGACCTTCTGATGAAAGTAAAAGCGACAAGACCAAAACGAAAGTTTCGAGGCAAGAAAGTGGCTGGAACAGCAGTAGCTCGTGGTTGCGGGATGGTCTTACCAAATCGAAGAAAACGGACTAAAGGCGCGGTGGAGCAATCCTGATGGCGGTTAGGAAGACAAAAGCTGGACTCGCACTCAAGCGTTGGTTCAAAGAAGATTGGAAGGATGTCCGCACGGGCAAGAAATGTGGGCGTCAAAAAGGAGAAAAACGTGGTGTTCCTTATTGTCGCCCATCAAAGCGGGTTTCTTCAAAGACGCCCAAAACAACAAAAGAGTTGTCCGCCAAAGAGAAAAAGTCGCGTATTTCGCAGAAGAAGCGGTTGGGGCAACCTGCCGGTAAGCCTAGGCGCGTAAAATCTGTACGCAGAAGAAAGCCAAAAAAATGAATCAAGAGGATATTGTTGAGGAGATACGACGATGGTCATCTTCAGTGTTAGAGAAGACAAGTGATAACTATAACGGATTGCCTGCCTGTCCCTTTGCTAAAAAAGCATGGAGAGATAATAGAGTAGATTTTATCTTCAAAGATACAGAGGACTGGGATGTTTTGTATTTAGCGATAGAGGACTGGGATGATTCAAAGGATGTAGTTATTCTTGTTGATAATTGTTATGAGGATTTTAAAGAGTTTTATGAAATATTAGACAGTATCAACGAAGATTTATCAAACGGTGTGTTTAGCACTAAAGATATGTTTTTGATGGGTTTTCATCCAGAGTCAGATGACAATGACTTGTTAGATGATGAAATAGAGATGACTGATGAGGAGCCTTATGCCATGATCTTTTTACAGCGTTTAAGCAAGCTGCAGGAGGCTTCGGATCAGCTCAGAGAGAAGGGTTACTACAATACTTGTGAGGAGTATTATGGGGGCGCTTCTTCATATCGCCAACGTCAAGAGTATTACAGGAGGCTAAAATGGCAGGCGCAATGAAAAGAATGAAGAAAAAACGCGGCATGAAGGGCGGCGGTAGCGTTAAGAAGATGCGCGGCGGCGGTGCCGTTAAGAAGATGCGTAAGATGCGCGGCGGCGGCAGTGTCAAGAAGATGCGTAAGATGCGTGGTGGTGGCAGTGTCAAGAAGATGCGTAAGATGAAGCGGGGCGGCAGAGTCCGGTCTAAGTAATGGCAACATCTAATTCCAGAGATTTTGATCTTGATGTAGCTGAGATCATAGAAGAGGCATATGAGCGGTGCGGATTAGAGGTTCGCACCGGTTACGATGCTCGAACAGCTAGACGTTCTATGAATCTGATGTTCGCAGACTGGGCGAATCGAGGTCTTAATCTCTGGACTGTGACACAAGGCACGCAGGCGCTTACGTCCGGCACTGCCACTTACACTTTATCAGACAACTTCACGGATCTTCTTGAAGTTATTATTAGAGATAGTGGAAACACAGATTTGCCTTTGACTAGGATTTCTAGGGGCGACTATCTCAACCTGACCAACAAAACTACGACGGGTCGTCCTACTCAATATTTCTTTGATAGGCAAACTACGCCAACAATCACGTTGTGGCCTACCCCTAACGACTCTACGGAGACGTTAGTGTTTTATTTCGTTAATCGTATACAGGACGTTGATACTCTTCAAAACACGGCTGATGCACCTTTCCGGTTTTTGCCGTGCATGGTGGCTGGTCTAGCGTACTACACAGCCATGAAGAAAGCGCCTGAAAGGGTGCAACTCTTAAAAGCCGTTTATGAAGAAGAGTTTCAACGAGCCGCAGATGAGGACGAGGATCGTGTATCACTCAAGCTGCAACCTAGTATTCAGTATTTGAGAGTGTAATGGCTAGATACGCTTCAGGCAAAAACGCATATGGCATATCAGATCGTTCTGGCTTTCGTTATCGATTGAGAGACATGCGAGAGGAATGGAACGGTTTGCTTGTTGGACACGACGAGTTTGAAGAAAAGCATCCTCAACTTGAACCAAGTCGTGTTGTTGCGGACGCTCAAGCATTAAGAAATCCTCGTCCAGATACTCGTAACAGCATTCCAGAGACTGTTCAGATTCCTATCTTTGATATGGTCAATCTAGTTTTTACAGAGACCCCCAGAGCAAAAGCACTTTTAGGTGAGGTCACAGTGAGTGTATCATGACCTATACATATACAGAGTTAAAAACGGCCATAAAAGATTACACTGAGAATCAAGAAACTACCTTTGTGTCACACCTCTCAGACTTCATATTCACGGCTGAAGAACGCATATTCAAAAGCGTTGACTTAGATTTTTTTCGTAGAAATGTGAATGGAACAACCACATCAAGTAATCAGTTCTTGGCGGTGCCCACCGATTATCTTGCGTCTTTCAGTCTTTCAATCGTTAACTCTGGAACCAAAGAGTTCTTGCTTCAAAAGGACGTAAACTTCCTACAGGAGTATAGTCCTGACACCACCGCTACGGGTGTTCCCAAGTATTATGCGCTGTTTGATTCGGACAACTTCATACTGGCGCCCACACCAAATGGCGCTTATACCGCAGAGCTTCACTATTATTTTAGACCAAACAGTTTAACGGTCAGTCAGTTTTTGCTTACGCTCAGTAGCGTGAGTGGCACTTTTCAGGCTGGCGAAACTATAACGGGCGGCACCAGTGGTGCAAGCACTACGATTGCATCTGTGGCTACGTCCACAACATTTAACATCGTGATACCAAGCACAGATCTTTCGGTTGGCGAAACGGTGACTGGTGGCACCAGTGGTGCTACAGGAACCGTCGTGTCCACAAGCTCTGACACAACCATGACCTGGTTAAGTGAAAATGCACCAAACGCTATCTTGTACGGCAGTTTGGTTGAGGCATATACCTTTATGAAAGGTGAACCGGATGTCATGAAGATGTACAGCGACAGGTTTTCTGAATCGTTGATTAGGTTGAAAGATTATGCAGAGGCAAGAGAAAATGCCGATGCGTACAGAGACGGGTTGGTAAGAAGAGTCAGAACATGAATGTTGCCATTGTGGGGCTTGGGGGCAGCTATGCTGATTACATAGCTGCTCGAGTTGCTTCTTATGAGTTTGATGAAATATGGGGAATTAACTGTATTGGAGGCATTATTCACGTTGATAAGACTTTTATGATGGATCCGGTATCTAGGTTTCTAGATTCGGAAAACGCGGGGTCTCAAACCGGCATTGCTCGTGAGTTTTTAAAAACAAACAAAAAACCAATTATAACTTGTCAGTTGGACAAGCGCGTAAAACATCTTGAATTGTATCCACTCAAGGAAGTAGCGACAGATCTAAAGTTCTGTTATTTCAACAACACCGTTGCTTACGCCGTTGCTTATGCAATTTGGTCGAAGGTAACTAAGATTTGTCTGTATGGCATAGATTACACCTACAAGAATGTAAGCATGGCTGAATCTGGTCGCGCTTGTGTTGAGTTTTGGTGTGCCATCGCTGTTTCAAGAGGCATTAAGATAGAGGTGGCAAGCAGGTCTAGTTTGTTGGACACAAATGTACCTGCTAATGAGAAGTTGTATGGGTATCATAGATTAGATGATCCATTGGTTCAGACAGTTCAGGATGGCAACATGTTAATAACAAAACAATCAGAGATAGAGCCACCGGAGCCTGTTGAATCAGATCCGATCATTTTTGGGAGGCATGACAATGTTTGAAGTGAACGTGGCGTCAATCGGTGCGGTGGATGTTGTTACATCTGATAATGGCGGGTTATCAAATGATCAGATTGCTGATATGGCCGCGAACAAGATCATGTATGTCTCTAACGAAGCGCCAGAACCCATTCGTCTCCAGGCTGAAGCGTTTAAAGATCGAGTCCGAAATTTAGTCCAATATTATGTAGAGTTGGCTCGGAAAGAGGAACGTGCTACAATTTGCGCGAAAGTTCGTGAAGCCGGTCAACATGAGTTGGCTGATGCTATAGGGAGACTGTAATGGCGATAGCACAAGCGATGTGTACAGCGTTCAAGCAAGAGCTGATGCTGGGCACTCATAATTTTGCGACAAATGGAAACGCTTTTAAGCTGGCTCTCTACGCGGAAAGTAGCGGTGGTAAGTCTAGCACTACAGCTACACTAGGAGCAACCACCACGGCATTTACAACCACTGGTGAAGTAGCATCTAGCGGCACATACGCCACTGGAGGCGGCACTCTTACAAAGGTTGCTCCCACTACCTCTGGTACGACTGCATTCACTGATTTTGCGGATCTTAGTTTTACTACGGCAACCATCACTGCGATGGGCGCGTTGATTTATAACAGCACGAACAGCAATAAGGCTGTTGCTGTGTTGGACTTTACGTCTAACAAAACATCAACGTCAGGCACTTTTACCGTTCAGTTCCCAACAGCAGATGCCAGTAACGCCATTATTCGCATAGCGTAATGGAGTAGTTCATTGGCAAACATCACGGGTTGGGGTCGAGGTACTTGGGGTCAGGGTGCTTGGAACCAAGCCATACCCGTCGTTGTCACTGGAGTTGCCGCTACTACCGCGTTAGGCAACGAATCAGTTGTTATATCTGTTTCTATTCCTGTAACAGGTTTAGCTGCCACCACTACGCTAGGCTCTGAAACAGTTACTGCCTCTGCCTTAATTAGTGCAACAGGCGTATCTGCAACGAGTGCCGTTGGCTCAGAGACCGTAACAGGCACCGCTCTTGTTTCCCCCACAAATGTTGTAGGCACTACCGCTCTAGGTGAAGAGCAAACAAATTGTTCTGCAAATCTCACGGGTGTGGGCGTCACTGCAACGGTCAGCTTTGGTGACGAATCTGTCACCGCAGGGGCGTTGGTCGCTGTCACCGGTGTTGCTGGCACGAGCGCACTGGGATCCGAAACTGTTAGCGGTGCTTCGGTGCTTTCCCTTACGGGACAAGCGGCCACGAGTGCATTAGGCACAGTTACCTTAGAATCCAAGTATTTAGTTACAGGGGTTACAGCAACAGGAAATGCTGGTATAGTTCTCGTCTATACGAGTATTGTGCCTAGCCAGACTCCTAATTGGACGGATATAACGACAGCATCTCCATCCTGGTCTGATGAGACACCCTCGCAGAATCCTGATTGGACAGAGATAGCGGCGTAGGAGCAATACATGGCTAGTTCGTTTAGTACAAATTTGGGCATTGAAAAACCTGCTACAGGAGAACTGTCAGGTTCTTGGGGCGATGTCACAAATTTCAACTTTGACATTTTTGATAGAGTCACGGGCGCCACTGATTTGACAGCGTCTGATCTGACAACAGATCTCACCATTCGTGCCGCATCACCAACATCTGGTCAAAGCAACGTGCAAGTCGGTATGTTTTCGGTCATCAACCTTAAAGACAGTGGTTCAGATTTGGGCGGCACCAACGTGGTGACTATCGCGCCGAATACGGCCACCAAGTTCTTTGTAATTAAAAACTCTCTTTCTGGCAGTCGTAGCGCGACCATTCAGCAAGGTAGTGGAGCTACGGTTTCTATTCCAAATGGCACAACGGATATCGTGTTCTGCGATGGTGCTGGATCAGGTGCAGCGGTTACAGCAGTTGGTTCTTCTTTCAATGTAGCCGACAACACAGAGGTGGCAGGGCAGGCCACCGCTTTAGCAATCGCCCTTGGATGATAGGAGTACAGCATGGCAAATGATGCTTCCGTAACGATACAGGCGACAGTTTTGCCAGACGAGATTGCCAAAACTTTCTCGTCGAGTATGACTGTCACCCCAGCCGACGCTAACGATAAGTGGTATTACAAAAAGACCAGTGTGTCTAATTCAAGCACTGATCTTATCGCTGGTAACTACACAGATTATACCGCCGTAGATGACGACACTGCGCCAACGGCTGTGGCAACTGGTGACAAGGTTAAGTTCTTATTCATCAAGAATGTTGATACGAACAGCCGTAGCATCTTCATTGTCCTAGACGCAGGGACTGCATCCTCTAGCGCAGCTGATGGTATTACCATCGGCCCAAGCGAGGCTTTTGCAGCTAGACTGCCAAACACGACAGTTGCCGACATTCACGCTATTTCGTCTGCATCCACCGCAGAGGTCATCGTATGTGCTTTGCTTGACGATGTAGGATAGGGGTAGATCATGGCTAATACCTTCAAAAACAAGGTGTTTAACGGGGACAGCAGCAGTGCCAACTCTGACATGGCTGTTTATACCGTGCCAAGTTCTACCACTACGGTTGTAATTGGTCTGACGCTGGCGAACACCTCATCATCTCAAATTACCGCTGACATCAAGCTCAACGCGGGTGACATGGTGTTTCTAGCAAAGGACATACCTATTCCTGCGGCGTCCAGCTTTGAATACATGGCGGGTAACAAGATCGTGATGGAAACGGGTCACAGCCTGATTGTGCAGTCTAATACGGCGAACAGCCTCGACACCGTGGCGAGTATCATGGAGATCACCTGATGCCCTTTATTGGTAACCCACCGTCAACCAGCTTTCAGGCCCGACCTGCCACGCAAGAGTTTAATGGCGACGGTTCAACTACGACGTTTACGCTGAACCAAACGGTTACCCAAGAGGACATCGTTGTATCTGTAGATGGTGTCGTACAAGAAAGCGTTGATGCTTACACTGTCCCTAACGGCACGACGCTGACCTTTACCGCCGCCCCATCCAGCGGCACTGGCAACATCTTCGTCATATATCTGGGTACTTCTGTGGGGTCTGTTACTCCTGCCGCACAGAACAAGGGTAACTTCAAGGGCGGTGGTTTGTTCCGCACTAATGCACAGTCGTTGACTGCCGACACAACCATCCTTGCAACTGAGAACGCAAACGTGACTGGGCCGTTCACTGTAGCCAGTGGCGTGACCCTGACCGTTGAAAGCGGCGGGACATTGGTGACGCTATGAGTACGTTGAGAGCAGATACCATTCAAAGCACAGGCGGCGGTGCGGCTACGCTGACGAAGCAACAGGCAGTTAAACATTTTGTTAATTATGATGCACCAAATCAAACATCAGATAGTTCGTTCAATCAAAGCAGCTTGACTGACTACGCGGCTGGTGAGTTTAAAACTCTTTTTGCAAGTAATTTTAGTAGCGCAACAGACAAAGTGCATGTCACTAGCACTTTTAACAGTGTAGACGACGGCAGCAACGCATCAGCAGCTAGAACCAGAGGCGGGTCAAATAGCGGACTTGGCACACTAGGGAACAATCAGGCCATTGAAGCACTTAGTACATCTGGTGTTCAATTCTTTGGAGCAGAGGGTTCTACCGCTAGCGTAGATGGCGCACAAAGTGATTTCAGTGCAATCTATGTTCTTAGTATGGGAGACCTCGCATGAGTACCATTCTTGTAAACACGCTGACTGGTACTAGCACTGCTGGCTCTATTGCAGTCACGGGTGAAGGCAACAGCACGACCACTAATTTGCAGCAGGGGCTGGCGAAAGTTTGGGTTTTTGGCACAGATAATGTGATTACAGATAGTTTGAACACGAGTTCATCAACGGATGTAGGAACAGGAGAATACACCTTCACCCTTACCTCTGCTACCGCAACAACAAATGTGGCAATGTCTGCCTGTGTCAATGAAAATGACAATTTAATTGTGGGCAGAAAGTCAAATACGACAAGTAGTTATAACATAAGAATTAAGAATACAAGCAATACAGGAACAGATGCTAATACTGGAAGTTCAGTCCACGGAGACCTCGCATAATGACTAGCTTCGGAACACTCAAAGCAGATACCCTGACGCACTCGACTGCGGGTTCGCTGGCTACGAATTTTGTTGTTGAGGGCAGTGCGAAAAGTTGGATTAAATATAACGGAACTGGAACAATAGCTATTTCTGACAGCTTCAATGTTGCAAGCATCACAGACGAAACAACTGGAACAACAACAGTCACATTCACCGGAGCAATGGGTAATGCTAATTATTCCATAAAAGGCCAGAACTCAGATGGCTCTTTGTCTCTTCAGGTAGTTGATACGAACCAAGCCACTTCTGCCTATAGACAAAGAACTTTAGACGGCAGCGCACAGCTTGCTGACGATAACGCAGTTTATGGTGACATACACGGAGACCTCGCATGACAGTGACCCCTGAGTTTCAAGGCACACATCTATGGGACAGGCTTTGCTGGGCCAAAGAAAACCTTGATGGTGTGCAGTCAGACTACCGTGTCGTGTACGAGGACAGCGTGGACGAGTGCGCCAAGATATTGGTGCCTGACCCCAACTGGATGGCGTGTGCATTGCAGGGCGGTATCCTGCCACCCGTAGAAGTATACTGGGAGTTGGCAAAGGACGAAGCCGAAGAGGGCTTTACCAAGCACACTCGTGGTTATTTGCTCCACAACACCAAACCTGTCGAGGCGATGACCGAAGAGCAAGCCATTGAATATCTTATAATGAAGGATGTGCCACAGTCTGTGTGGCTCGACTACAATAGCGGAAATAAGCCAAAGATGGTAATATGCCGCAAGGAACAACTTCCGGCGACTCGTGAGTGGCGCAATGCTTGGAAGATAAGTGAAGACCTAGCCACTGATGAAACTGTAGCCGCATAGGAGAAACCTGATGGCAACAACATATATCGTAGACAAGGACGGTAACCAGATTGATGCGTCAACCGCTACCGTTCCATCAGACCGTCACTTTCGTGGTGCGTGGTCGCTTTCTGGCACAGTCATTTCCGAGGACATGACAGCAGCCAAAGTAATCTTCAAGGACAAGATCCGTGAAGTACGCACACCACTGCTTGCAGCAGAGGACGTTGTGTACATGAAGGCTTTGGAAGCCGCTGATAGCACAGCACAGGCTGCGTCTGTAGCCAAGAAAAAGGCACTGCGTGATGCACCTGCTGCTTCTGCAATCGGTAGCGCAGACACGATTACCAAGCTCAAGGCAGCTTGGGATACAAGCGTACTTGGCGACAGCCCATACGCATAGGGAGATAAGTCGTGGCACTGACTCAAGTAATAGGCGCAGGTATTGGTGCTGGTAACACTGTTACTGGTGAAGGTAGTGCCACGACATCTTTGCAGCAGGGGCTGGGAAAAGCATGGATAAATTTTCAACAGAAATCTAGTAATGTTGTGCGTGATTCCTTCAACCACTCCAGTTTCACAGATGGTGGGACTGGAACCATGACTTTTACAATAACATCACTTATGAACAATATTAATTATTGTCATAGCGGAATGGCGGGAGAAGGTGGCAATAGTCAAGAATGTTTAAGTCAGTCTTACACCCAGACTGTGCCAACCACCGCTGCCGCAGAATATGTAAATGCTTATGCAAATACTGCATTAGAAGACCCTTCTTATGCTGGTAGGGTATTACACGGAGACCTCGCATAATGCCATACATAGGTAAATCCCCAGAGTTCGGTGTTCGCAACCGCTTCCAGTATCAAGCTACGGCTGGTCAAACCAGCTTCAGCGGATCTGACGCTAATTCTCTGACGCTTACCTATAACGACAGCTTGTACATGGACGTATATCAAAACGGCGTTCTGTTGGTTCCGGGAACCGATTATACGGCTACGACAGGCACAACCGTGGTGCTGGTTACAGGAGCCTCGCTCAACGACATCGTTGAGATGGTGGTCTACGATGTCTTTACCGTGGCTAACAGCTACACCAAGACGGACTCCGACACTCGTTACCCCTTCAAGGGCAACAACTCTATTATCCGTCTGAACGGTCAGACCATCAGCGCAGACATTACGATTGACAGCGATGAGAACGGTGTGTCGGCAGGGCCGATTACACAGAGTGCCACCGTCACTGTTAACGGATATTGGAGCATCGTATGACTAGCGTGTTGAATGTAGATACGATTGCTGATAAGGCAGGCACGGGGCCGGTTGCGCTGACGAAGCAACAGGCGGCAAAGATATGGTCTAACTTTGACGGCACCACTAGCGGCATTACTGCTCGGGACAGCTTTAACGTATCAAGCATTGGAGACACAAATACTGGCACTTACACAATCAATCATACAAACGCTATGTCAAATAACGATTATTGCTGTGCTGTGATGGGACGAATGCAAAGAGGCACAAGCAATAGTGGTGCTGCAAACGGCATTGACTCATCTGACGGTGATTCAACAGTTTTAACAACTAGCCACATAATAGCTTACATCAATGTTGCAACTACCGGCGATGCTGATGTGCCTATTGCTGGGTCTATGGTAATGGGAGACCTCGCATAATGGCAAGCATACTCAAAGTAGATACAATCACAGGGGTAGCCACGGCTGGGTCTATTGCAGTTACCGGCGAGGGCAACTCGACCACAACGAATTTGCAGCAGGGGTTGTGTAAGGTGTGGATTAACTTTAATGGCACAGGCACAATAGCAACTCGTGACTCATTCAATGTTGCATCAATAACAGACGGTGGCACGGGTCTTTATACGGTCACTATTACTAATGACTTTAATAACGATGATTACTCAACCGCAGGTGCAGCCGGAGAAGAAGATGACAGTGGGGGTAATCGCAGTCTTGGTTTGAGAGCAAGGGCTGCTGGTTCACAAAATCTTCGTGGTTTTAGGGATGGTGTTTCTGCTGACGACATGGCTGAGATGCAAATTCACATCATGGGAGACCTCGCATAATGGCTAGTGAACTGAGAGTAAACACCCTGAAGGATGCTAGCGGGAACAACAGCGTGGCTACGTCAATTGTGTTTGGTGGCACGGCGAAGGCGTGGGCATCTATAAATGCTGGTGCAGAAAAAGACAGCTTTGGAGTTTCTAGTTTCGACGACAACGGAACAGGAAATCACGATATCAATTTTACTAACGCATTTAATAATGCCCTTTATAGTTGCTTACTCACTGCCAGTGATAATCCCGGCACAGCTAACGACTATGTAGCTGTCACAGTTAGTGGTTCTGTAGCGCCTGGTTCTTATAGGTATTACACATATCGTGCTTCCAACGCTACGCAAACAGACTTGCCTTACGTTAGCAGCGCATTTCACGGAGACCTCGCATGAGTAAGGCAGCAGAACTCGCCGCACTGATTGGTTCGCAGTCGGCGTTGTCAGACAGGAACTTGATTATCAACGGTGCGATGCAGGTGGCACAGCGAGGCACAAGCAGCACTGGTCAGGGTGCATCTGACTTATTTCTTGTTGACCGCTTTCATCTAAATACCAACGGCAACTCTGCTGGCAGGTTTACTGTCACACAGGAATCTAATGGCCCAAGCGACATCCCTAATTCCTTAAAGCTGGCTTGCACCACAGCAGACACATCTATTGCGGCCAGTGAAAGGCTTTTCATTGAACAAAGGCTAGAGGGACAAAACCTCCAACGTATGAAAAAAGGCACCAGCGATGCACAGGCAATCACCGTGTCTTTTTATGTGAAAGGAAATGCAGCAGCCACATATGTGGTGGGTATCTTCGACAGTGACAACAGTCGTCAGATTGGCGCACAGTTTTCTGTGACGACAGACTGGAATAGAGTGTCTGTTACGTTTCCCGGTGATACAGGCGGCAGCCCACTAGATGATGACAATGCCGAAAGCCTGTCGCTTCGTTTTTATTTACACGCTGGCTCGACCTATACTGGTGGGACATTGCAGACAACGTGGGATACTGCCGTAAATAACGAGCAAGTAGGCAGTGGCACCACCTCTATCTTTGACAGCACCAGCCGCACGTTTTTCCTGACAGGAGTGCAGATGGAACTTGGCGAACAGGCCACGCCGTTTGAGCATCGGTCGTTTGGCGATGAGTTTATTAGGTGTCAACGCTACCATCAAAGATTTACGGGTGTAACCAATGGCCGTGTGGGGTTTGGCACAAAAACTAGTGCTACTAATGCAAGATGTATTCTTCCCTTTAATACACCAATGAGAGCCACACCATCTCAAAGTGTTACTGGAACCCCTCGTTTTGAGACGGGTGCTGCTGCACAGAACGTATCAAGCATTAATACTTCGGGTGCAAATACTCTGTGCGGGAGTTTTGATGCAACCACAGCATCTGGCGGTTCGCAAAACAACCCCGGAGTCCTTGACTTAGGTGACGGCGGCTACATTTTTGATGCGGAGTTGTAGATATGGATATTACATCAGCAAAGTATTATGCAAAAGATGGACAAAACCAAAGCATCAAAGCCACGATTGATGGCGTCGTTTGGTCTGTGCCTCTTGACTCAGCAAACACACACTACGCAGAAATCATGCGCCAAGTAGATGCTGGCGAGTTAACTATAAAAGATGCGGATTGATGAATGCCACTAAGCAAACTGCAATTCAGACCAGGCATCAACAGAGAGGGCACAAACTACTCTAATGAAGGTGGCTGGTTTAACGGTGACAAGATTCGTTATCGTAACGGCTATGTTGAGCGCATAGGCGGTTGGGTTCGTGTATCCAATAACAAGTTCACCGGCATAGCTCGTAAGATATTTGATTTTGTTACTTTGGCCTCTGCCAATTTGCTGTTCATAGGCACAGAGCAAAAGGTCTTTCTTGAAGATTCCGGTACGTTTAACGACATCACTCCGATTCGATCTACCGTCACGCTTGGGACAAACCCGATCACCACCACGGGCGGCGCTGGTAGCGGCGTGGTCACCGTTACCACACAAGCTGCACATGGCGCGATCACCGGCGACTTTGTCACGCTTGCGAGTCTCACAGCCACTGACGGCATTACCGCCGCGCAACTAAACACAGAGCACAAGATTACTGCCGTGCCTAGTGACACGACGTTTACGATTACCACCGCAGGATCTGCTTCTTCTGGTAGCACCGCTGGTGGTGGGTCATCTGGCACTGCCGCATTTCAAATCAACATTGGTATTACAACCACGGTTCTTGGCACCGGTTGGGGCGCAGGCACATGGGGTCGCTTTGAGTGGGGTTCCGCATCTGGAGCGTTATCAGGCATAACATTACGATTATGGGCGGCAGATAATTTTGGCGAAGATCTCATCTTCAATGTCATGAACGGGTCAATCTACTATTGGGACGCTACCGGCGGCACAAGCACTCGAGCCGTAGAACTGTCGTCATTGACCGGCGCCAGCGACACACCAACCATTGCTCGTAAGGTTTTGGTCTCGGATGTTGACCGTCACATCATTGCTTTTGGCGCCAACATAATTGGCACTGACACACAAGACCCATTACTCATACGTTTTGGTAGTCAAGAATCCCTGACTGACTTCACACCCACGGCAACCAACACGGCTGGTGATCTTCGCTTGTCGAAGGGCAGTGAGATCATCACGGCAGTGCAGACTAGCCGTCAGATACTGGTGTTTACCGATCAGTCGCTATACTCAATGCAGTTTTTAGGACCACCGTTTACTTTTGGCGTGTCCATGCTTGCAGACAACATCCGTATCGCTGGTCCTAACACAGCCATTGCCGTGAATGATGTTGTCTTCTGGATGGGGCAAGAGAACTTCTATCTTTATGACGGACGCACGCAGGCCATACCGTGTAGCGTGCGAGATTATGTTTTCAACGACATGAATAACCAGCAGTCGTTCAAGTTTCATGCTGGATCTATCGGCAGTCAGACTGAGATCTGGTGGTTTTATTGTTCCTCTTCTGCCACTGAGATTGACCGTTATGTGGTGTACAATTACGGTCAACAAGTTTGGTATTACGGGACTCTAGTTCGCACGACTTGGAATGACAGAGCGTCCGGCCTGCGTAGTTTTCCACAGGCTACTGGCACAGATTTTTACCTGTATAATCACGAAAACGGTCTTGATGATTTTAGTACAGGAAGCCGAGTAGCCATAAATGCCTTTGTTGAGTCATCTGACTTTGACATTGGCGATGGGCAACAGTTCATGTTGCTCAATCGTATCTTGCCTGACTTGAGCTTCAACGGATCTACGGCGGCGAATCCAGCGGCCTTGTTCACGATTCGTAGTAGAGACTTTGGTGGCGACAATTTCACAGAGTCGCCTTCGGACTCGGCAGTCCGCACAGCCACATCGCCAGTAGAGCAATACACCGACAAGATTGACTTGCGTGCTCGAGGCAGACAGATGTCAATTCGCGTCGAGAATACTGCGACAGAGGTAAAGTGGCGTCTTGGTGCACCTAGAATAGATGTGAGACCGGATGGCAGAAGATGACAAAGAAGGTTGTGCGCCCGATCCTGCCGATTGCGCCAGATCAATACGATCCGGTGTACATCAATCAACTGGCACGGGCATTAGAGACTTTGATTGATGAGGTCAGGGACGCTGATGTGAACTTCCAAGGAATTGGTGAGATGGGTAGCGCGACATCTCTGGATGTGGGAGACATGTATATAGCTGACGCAGGGTTCTTAAAGATCGTAAGAGCGGGAGAGGTGTTCGCTCCGACTAATGTAGCGACAATATCCTTGGGTTCTGTTACAGTGTCAGTGTCTTAAAGGTGTATTATGGGTCTTAGTTTAAAATCATTACTACCAGTTATAGGCGGGATAGCCGGTGCTTACTTTGGCCCCGCTGGTAGTGCTGCCCTAAACTCGGCTCTTGGATCTGGAATCGGCACGCTTGTGGCAGGTGGCGATGCCAAAGACGCAATCAAGAACGCGATTATCGGCGGCGGCGCAACTGCCGGTCTTGGTGCTATGGGTGTGGGTCCAGGCGCCGCACAGTCTGCGGCTGGTAAAGCGGCCACTGAAGCGGCAGCACAGCAAGCCATAACCGAAGAGGCAACCAAACAAGCCGTTGCTAGTGAGGCGGCAAAGAGCGGGATCCTTGGCTCTGGCATCTCGGTTGGTGATGTTGTTGTTGGCAGTAGCTTGCTTGGAATGTTGGGCGTCGGTGACGAGGACATCACAGATGATGGCCCTCGTGAACTTGAGTCTCGTCCAGATTACAAAGGTACACCGATTAAGGGAATTTTTAGAGATACAGTAACCGATATCTCGTATGACACGGCAGAAGAGCTGGAAGAGGCGATCAAAAAGCGTCAGCAACAAGTTACTGCCATGGCTTTGGGCGGCATTGTGTCACTAAACGCTGGTGGTTTGATTGAAGGACCGGGCACCGGCACATCAGATAGCATCAAAGCTGGCATATATCAGAATGGTAAAAAGGTTCAGGAGGCTAGGCTTTCGGACGAAGAGTTTGTTATGACGAGAAAAGCCGTCGCGGGTGCGGGTAATGGCGACACCAATTTGGGCGCCAAACGCATGTATGCCATGATGGATAAGTTTGAGGGGATGGCGTAATGGTCGATACAGTCCGCACCGAACAGTTACAGGTTCTGCCAGAGTATCAAGAAACCTTCCTCAAGGATCTTCTTGCTAGCACCTCAACTCTTGCCAATCGAGCCGCTGCCATTCCTGAGTATCAAGTCGCTGGTTTGACACCAGCACAACAGCAGGCGATCCAGCTTGGCATCTCTGGTGTGGGTGCCTATCAACCGATGATGCAAGCTGGTGCTACGACTCTGGGTCAAGGCGTAGCGGCACTGCAACCTGGTGCCTTTCAGCAATACATGTCGCCGTTTACAGATCAAGTCATTGATCAGAGCCTTGCCGATCTTCAGCGTCAAGCAGACATGGAGCGGCAGCGTATCGGTTCTGCGGCTGTGCAAGCTGGAGCCTTCGGCGGATCCCGTCAGGCCATAGCCGAACAAGAGTTACAGCGTAACACGGCGGACGCCTTTGCTAGACAGTCAGCACAGCTTCGTGCACAAGCCTTTGAGTCGGCGCAAGATCGAGCACAACAGGGGGCAGAACTGTTTGGCAAGCTGGGTCTACAGCAAGCGGCCATGGGCGAGTCGGCACAAGCGGCACAAGCACGAGACGTTGGAATCCTGTCACAGCTTGGCGGTCAGGAACAAGCGCAACAGCAAGCCGAGCTTGAAGCGCAACGAGCCACGAGTCTTGAACGGCAGTTTGAACCATATCAACGCATTGGTTTCATGTCTGACATTTTCCGTGGCGTACCGACCACAACCAGTACGTTGACCAGTCGCACGGCTCCTTCACCTAGCACCTTGTCTCAAATCGCTGGTTTGGGCATGGGTGTGGCTGGACTTCAGCAAGCTGGCGCCTTTGGTGAGGGCGGAATCTTTGGCGGGTTGGGTAGCTTCCTTGGTATGGGTGGTCAGAAATAATGAGCGTATACAACCGCAAAATGTTCAAGCCGCGTAACGCCCGTAACGCCCTGAATCAGTCGGCGGGTATACCTAGCGTGCAGAAGTTCCAGACCGGTGGCGCAGTCTCATCTAATCCTATTATGAGTGTGTTACGGGGGATGTTTACTCCCACTCCTGCTTTTAGACAATTACAGAATGCTGCATCCTCCGGTCAAGCAACGGCACCAACACCACAGGTTAAGATTCCGACAACAGGACCGGCTTTCACAGGACCGCCAGCCAGTAGACGCGCACAATACAGGTTTACGCCTGGGGTTGCATCTGGAGTTGCTAGGGACATTCAACCAGACGCATTAAGAAGAGCGCAAGTTGACGCTACCAAAGGAAGAATTTTTGGCAGTGAAGGAATTTTAGACGCGCTTTCTTTGAAAGGTGGTTTAAGTGGCACTGTTGATCGAAGCACTCCGCAGACAGAGGCTGAACGTATTGCTCAACTTGCTAAATTAGGAGGAGCACAAGCGTATGATGCCGGCGCAGCAGCGTTGCAGGCACCTATGATGCTTGGTTATGATTTAGGCGCTGGACTCGCCGCAAGTGCAGATCAAATTACGCCAGAGTTTGCTCGTGAAGTTGCAAGCGGCAAATCACAACTCTCCCCAGACCTGATTAAAGGCATCAACGCTGGATTGGTACAAGTTCCTCCCGTTCTCGCTAAAGCGATTGATGACGGCGACATCGTTGTACCTGGACTGGATATCACTCGTGTTCAAGCTAAACCACTGCCCCCCGCAGTACAGGTTATGAAAGAACTCCCCGGCGCGCAGACTATCCGTGTTGGCGAAGAGGGTGCAGTCAGTAAAGGTCTGCCTGAAACAGCCGCAGAAAGAATGGCTAGAATTGCAATTGCTGATGCTGGTATGCAAACAGACATGGGGCCAGAAACAGTGGCGATGCTTGAAGAGCAGCGCCGGATGCAGGAAGCGCAACGCAACCTGCCAGAGGACGATTCAAAGAAGTCTGATGCTGTTACACCCCCCACTTCAAAACCCTCTGACGAAGAGAGGGAACAGGATAGAACTGATGAAATACTTGATAGTGAAACTCGTAGACAACAAAGTCAGACAGATACGATTGTTCCTAGAACACCGGAAGAAATAGAAACTATTATCAATAACGGCACTGAAGAAGAGCAGCAATCTGAGTTAAAACAACTGATGAACGAGTTTACTCAAAATGCTCCTCAATATGAAGGTGTCGACACGGGTTTAGCCATTGCAAAAATAGGTTTTGCTATGGCGGCTGGTAAAAGCCCAGACGCAATTCAAAACATTGCTACTGCTTTAAGTGATGGAGCAGACATGTTGATAAAAGATAAAAGTAAAAGAGATGCCTTTAATCGTCAGGTTAAACTCTCTGCACTACAGTATGGTTTAAGTGAGATATCTAAAGATAAAGCTGCTAGACGTTCTTTAGAAAGTGAGTTTGTTGATTACGTTACAACAGAAAAAGTAACGTATAACGGTAAAACATATGCTCCTGACACTACCATAACAGTCAGCAAAGCAGATATGAAGGACGGTAAATTACCTGAAGGACTTCAAAATGTCACAGTGTACAACGCTCAAATTGCAGCAACTGCTAGGCGTGAAATAGCTCACGCAAAGTCAATTAAAGATGCAATTGAAAAAGGCCGCATGAGCGTTGAGGCCGGCAACAAACTTCAGAATGAATACACTCAACTCGTTGATAAAGCCATTGAATCTGAAGCTGCTAGAGCAATTTTTCAAAACGCTATACTTCGTGTCAACAAAACCGGAGAGGTTGTTGGACTTGGCCCTGCGTTAAAATTAACAGGACAACAAGCCTTATCTTTATTCGGCATGAGTAGCGGTCATCAATCAACACTATCTGAATTTAAAACGGATTTGCGTGCAGGTTTGCAGCGTTTGGTTCCTGTTACACTTGGTAAGGATCAAGCAGCTAATTCAATATCTAACCGAGATGTAGACTTACTTGTTGAAGGATTTATCGCTGACGGAATATTAAAAGACGCTGGAGGCGGTAATTTTAGTTTGATTTTTAAAACAGAAGCAGAGTTAACAAAGTCTCTTCAAAATGGTTTAGGTAAGATTGAGGATTCTCAAGCCGGTTATTTAAGTCAGCTTCGAGATAAAGAAATATTACTTAGAAGTTCATACGCTCCTGGTGTAGGACAAGAATCTGGTCTATCTCTTGTTGGGAGTGCTTTAGCCAGAAAGCAAGAGGTGTTCGGCGGCGGCTTTGCTCCTCAAAAATATCAACAAGGTGATGACGGCATCTATAGACGAGTGAGCTAATGGGAATCATTAAGGTTGAAACTCCTGAAGGCATCGTTCAAGTAGAGATAGAGGGTGATAAGCCAACCCCTCAAGAACTCCAAGAGATAGATAGTCAATTCTTTGGTTCTACGCAAAGTGTTGGCCGTCCTCGCACACCTGAACTTAGTCTAGCTACTGCAACTCCCGAAGAAATTAAAGATTTCATTCGTCAAAAAGAAGCAGCAACGGGCGCAGATGTGGTAACTGGAGTTCCCTTGGTTGGAAGCCGGCTTAAAGACCCCGGCGTTGACTACACCTCCGGCCTTCAAGACTTTGGCTTGCGTGCTGGCTTTGGTGCACGCGAAACAGCCGAAGAAAAAGCGGCATACTTGACAGACAAGGTCGGTGCAGATGGATTCCGGCAGGACAAGGGTGGCAGGTTCATTCTAACACAAGCTGGGCGCACGGCTCTTGGGTTGGGTGAAGGTAGCGAACTTGCGATCGATGAAGAAGGTCTGTCTCGATATGACGTTGCGGACTTCGCGGGTGAGGCTGGCGTACCGTTGGCCGCAGGTATTGGTGCAGGTCTTCTGCTTTCCGGCACAGGATTCTTGGTCGCCGCTCCAGTAGTTGGCGTGACCATGGGTTTGGCAAAGCTGGCGGATGAGGCATATGAAACCTCTCAAGGTTATCAAAGACAGACTTCGGATGAAATCTTGCGTGATGCGGCGATTGAGGGAGCGTTTGGTGCTTCTGGTGAACTTTTAGGTCGTGGCATCTCTAGTGTCTTCGGCAGG